TTTATTTCGGTGTCTGTTAAAATTAATAATGTTCCAGGATTGGTTGATGTAGATGTATACTTAGAGAGAATTCGATAATGGCAAATATTAAGAACGTAACTGAACTAGATTTTGATCAAATCAAAACTAATTTAAAAGCGTTTCTCAGTGCGCAAGATAAATTTAACGACTATGATTTTGATGGATCGGGTATGAGTATCCTATTGGATATTCTTGCTTATAATACTCAATATAATGCTTTGCTTGCTCACACTAATGCAAATGAAAGTTTTTTAGATACAGCACAGTTTAGAGCAAATGTTGTTTCTCATGCTAAGATGTTAGGATATACTCCATCATCAGCAACTGCAGCAAAAGCTTATTTAAATGTTGTCGTTGCTGGAGTTCCTTCTGATCCTACTGCGATTGAAATTCCTCGAGGGCAAAAGTTTCAAGGATTAATTGGTAATCGCCAATATCAATTTGTAACAAATCAATCTTATACAGCAATTAAAGATGGTGAAAACAAATACTACTTTAATAATATAGAAATATGTGAAGGAGAAATACAAACTTTCACATATCGTATCAATAATAAAGTACCAAATCAAAAGTTTGAATTGCCTACTGACATGGCAGACGTAGAAACTTTAATTGTATCCGTACGTGATTCATTGACAGCAACTACATCACAAGTATATGCACATTATAATTCAATTCTTGACGTTGCGTCAGATTCCTTTGCTTACTTTTTGCAAGAAGGTTACGACGGGCAATATCAAATATATTTTGGCGATAATGTTGTAGGACATCAGCCTGTTACTGGTCAAATCGTTGATATTGGATTTATTAAAACACACGGATCGGATGGAAATGGCGCAACCGCGTTTACCATTGATGGATCTATTGGTGGAATATCAGCAATTACTATTACAAAAGTAGATGGATTTGTTCGAACAACAACTGGGTCTGATAAAGAAACAACCGAATCAATTCGACATAATGCTCCAAAATCATTTGCTTCACAAAATAGAGCTGTGACTGCAATTGATTATAAAGCTGTGTTGATGGCAGAATACGATTACATTGAAGATATATCAGTCTGGGGTGGTGAAGTCAATGATCCACCTGTATACGGTAAAGTTTTCTTATCAATCAAGCCAAAGACAAGTGAATATTTATCGACAACTTCACGTAATATTATTAAACAATATCTTGCAGCTCGTAATGTGGGTTCAGTCACTGCTGAAATCGAAAATCCAGATTATACGTTTATTACTATGGATGTATTCTTTAAATACGATCCAAATTCAACCGCAAGATCAAAAGGTCAATTAGAAACAGCAGTACGCAATGCTATTCTAGACTATAACGATACTTATTTAGAAAAGTTTGATGGTGTACTACGTTATTCCAAACTGTTAAAAGCCATAGACAGTGTTGATAAGGGTATATTAAATTCCTTTGCTAGATTAAAGATGCATAAGCATGTTCAACCACAAACTGGGTTTTCTGCTGATTATGTAATTAAATTTTCTAGTCCTATTTACATTACTGACACTACTGAGCAAACTTTATCTTCAAATACATTTACATTTCAAGGCCAATCATGTAAGCTAGCCGACATTCCTCAACCTGGAGCATTTCCAAATAGAACAGTGCAAATTTTAAATGCTGATAGTGATACGATTGTCAGAGCAAATGCTGGTACAATATTTCCCACACTGGGTAAAATTGAATTGAAAAATTTATTAATTGAATCTTCTGATGTATTACTTATTTTTGCAGATCCAAATTCAAATGATATTGCACCTAAGTATAATCAACTAGTTTCAATTGAGCAAGACGAAACTCCTGGCATTACAGTAACTGGTGAAGAAGATACAATTACCACATTAGGTTCTGCTGGAACATCGTCTTATACCACATTCTCTCGACACGAGTAATTAACACAGTATGGCTACTCGCGATAATATAGAAACAGGTAAAGTTGAGTCACTATTACCACGACAGTTAATAGAAGATTCAGCTGCCCTGATTGAATTTTTAAAAGAATACTATAACTTCATGAATGCTGAGGGAGGTCCCTCGTACGCGATTAATTCTATATTAGCAAATCGCGATATTGATACTGTTGTTGACGATTTCTTACTCCTATTAGAAAAGGAGTTAGGCTCAAGCTTTGTTACAAATTTAGAAGTCAATAAAGAAATATTATACAAAAACATTGTACAATTCTATCAAGCAAAAGGTTCTGTAGAATCATTTAAAGTTTTATTTAGACTTTTATATAATACAGAAATTGAAGTTAGTTTTCCAAAAGAAAAAATATTAGTAGCATCTGATGGTAGATGGGTTCAACAGAATTCAGTTTTTATTGACGTCACTGCAGGCGATCCATTTGATCTATTTGCAAATGTAGTTACAATTACAACTCCTGATGGATTACAAATACCAGCAGAAGTAGAACGAATTAAACAAGTTGGCCAAACAAATTATTATGAAATATTTGTAACCAAATCAATTAACATTGCCAGAATTGTTTTAAACTCTACAATTAATGAATTTGGAGTTGTTGCTACAGTTGTTCCAGCAGTTTCAACATATGAAATTGTATATGGTGGACAAAATTTTGGTTTAGCACAATTTATTGATATAGAAGAAGCTACTGGCACTGGTGTTACAATCAAAACGACTGAAGTTAATAACACAACAGGTGAGCTAACAGATATTAAATTCATTAATTTTGGCGTTGAATATTCAGATACTTTTTACGCCATGATTATACCAACAGTTGATATTATTGGTGGAGTCAACTTTGTAATATCTACTGATCCAGATGCTGATCAAATTACATATCCAAATCGTGCAATTATAAAATTCACAAATGGACCTGTTGTAGAATATCGCGGTGAATATATCTCTAATAACGGTTTCTTATCTGATGATATATATTTGCAAGACAACTTCTTTTATCAACAATATTCTTATTTGATTCGATCGTCTGAAAGATTTGATGAATATAAAAATGTCTTAAATAGAACAGTGCATCCGGCTGGAATGGTAGCATTCGGTGAATTTGTTATTAATAATTCATTTGATCTATCAAGAAATCTTGATGCCTTACGTCGTTATTTGCGTACTCGTTTGCAAGATGTTGTTGATACAGAAGATGCTGAAATTAAGCATATGTATAAACCTGTTGCTGAAGTCGTGGTGACAGCTGAACCAGTTTGGGAATGGACATTATTAAAACCATTAACTGATTCAGTAGCTGCAAACCAAATAGTACAAAAGAATTATAGCAAGCCGCTTTCAGACGCTGTTGGCGCAGATGATTCAAACATACTAATTACGCGTAATAAGATCATATCTGATACTGTTACAACAGATGATAGTTTACTATCAGTTAATTTTAATTCTAACCAGACTGACAGTATAAATAGTAATAGCACTGGTATAATTGAATTATTAGGCGATATTTATGCAGAAAATTATTTTGCTGAAGATTATTCAGAAGGTTTAACAACATTTAATTAGGAGACAAATGAAATGTTAATGAATGAACTCATCGGAGCAACTGGTCAAGTAGAGATTGAAGTCTTTGCTCCAGACGGCCGATTAAAAGATAAGGTGAATATTAAAAACCTTGTTGTAACTACTGGGCGCGAATATATCGCGGCTCGTTTAAATGACGATGCACCACCTGCAGAAATGACTCACATGGCTGTTGGTACTGGCACTACATTGGCTGCAGCAGGTGATACTACTCTTGAGACTGAAGAAGCTCGTGTTGCTTTAACTACTGATACAGTTACAGCAAATGAGATTGAATACGTAGCTACTTGGGGTCCAGGAGTTGGTACAGCTGCTCTTACAGAAGCGGGTGTATTTAATGATGGTACTGCCGGCACAATGCTTTGTCGTACTGTATTTAACGTGGTCAATAAAGCTGTAGACGACAGTATGACTATTACTTGGACTATTTCAATATCTTAAGAGATAAAAAATGGTAGCTATCGTTAGGCCAAATTTCCACCATACAATGGCGGATGCTATTTATGAAAAAATTCAAAATAGATCTGCTAGTTATTATTACTTTATAGGTCAGGTTCTTTCTTGGGACAATGAAGGCGCTATTGATAATGCGCCAACTCCCAATAATCGTTATAACGAAGAATTAACTACCCGTAATAATATTATTGGTGTGAAAGGTGTCACAATTAATAATGTATCCTTTATTACGCGAAGAATTGATTGGACAGCTGATGTTGTTTATTCTCGTTTTGATGATAGATACTTGGCCGATGCCGGTGCAATGAATGAAATTGACTTTTACGTTTTAACAGATGATTTTAATGTTTATAAATGTATTGACAATAATTCAGGTGC